TTATTGCAGTTTAAACCCTTGATTTCTAGCAATTTGAAGCGAGATTTCGTAAACTTTATCCATTACTTCTTCTTTTACCCAATCTACGCTTTCAAACAATTTTTTTACTTCTGCTAATGTTTTAGCTGCTCTGTCTGCATAATCTTGCAATACTTCGTTGATAATGAAGTGCTTTAGCTCTTGTGCGTTATTAAATTCCATCCTGTTCTCCTTGTTTGTATCTCGTTTTGATAATTGAATATTACCGCAAGTAATCTTAATTGTAAATACCGCAAGTAATATTATTTGCGGTAATTTATATTTAATTGATGAATTTGTGAGCTATGTCACAGAAAAAGAGGGGGTGCTTCAAAAACAAAGCACAAAAGGGTTAGTAAATCAAAAATTGGGCAATTTGATTAGCTAATGAATTTAGGGTAAAGAAAAAAAATTAAATTTGTATTAAAGTGCTCAAGCATAAACGCTATAAAATACCTTAATCTATTGTTTTTTCATATATTTTATATTTTTTAACCCTGAGGGTTTTTCATCTTCGTATATTCAAAATATATAAAGGCTTAGCTATACTCTTTCGTGTAACACTATTGAATTTCAGGAGGAGTATTATGAAAAAACCATATTCTTTGTTGGTTGAAGGGGATTGTTTAGAGGTGATGTCATATATGCCTGATAATTCTGTAAATTTAGTTTTATGTGATTTACCCTATGGGACAACACAAAATAAATGGGATAGCATTATTCCATTTGATGAGTTGTGGAAAAATTATAAACGAATATTAAAACCTAATGGTGCTGTACTACTAATGAGCCAAGGTGTTTTTACGGCTAAAGTTATTTTAAGTCAAGAAAGATTATTTAAATACAAAATTACTTGGATAAAATCTAAAGCAACCAATTTTTTGAATGCAAAAAAACAACCATTAAGGAAGCATGAAGATATTTGCGTTTTTTACGCGAAACAGCCAAAGTATTTTCCACAAATGTCAGAAGGTTCTTCCTATAATAAAGGGGTTAGAAAGGAACAGTTAACGGGTTCTTATGGAGCCTTCTCTCCTTCTCTAGTTCAATCTGATGGGGCTAGATATCCTACAGATACGGTATATTTTAAAACAGCAGAAACAGAGGGTGAAGTATGGCATCCAACACAAAAACCAGTAGAGCTTGGTCGATATCTAGTACAGACCTATACGGAAGAGGGTGATATCATTCTAGATAATTGTTTTGGTTCAGCCAGTTTTCTTGTTGCTGCTGCATTGGAGAAGCGTAATGCTATAGGTATTGAATTAAACCAAGATATCGTAAAATTCAAGGATGAAACAATAGACTTGTTTGATATTGCAGGAAAAAGGCTAAGTGGCATTGCTAATGTACAATCTACAGATAACAATGCCAATCTATCAGATTTATTTCAGGATTTTATGAGAAAAATTGATAATTCTAAATTATCTCAAAAGAGTAATGCCCGTTATCGTTCGTCACTTTCACGGTATGACCAGATAAATTCAGACTCTCCAATGCTAGCCTTGTAGCATTATCGTAATTTAGATGTGTCGTAGGAGCGCTGTGATTTCTTTCTCGGTAAGATTTATGGTCAACATACATTTTTCGTTGACCTAACTTCTCACCAAGTAAAGTTACATCAATCATGATTTCAGCAATTTCTCCATTAGGATCTTTCGGATTCTTAGTCCAATGCAGATTTGAAAAAAACTCTGTTCTAAACCAAGTGGTGTGATCGAATGAATTATTTTCTTTCGTAAAACGTAGAAATGGCATTTTTGAACCAACAGGAACAGTCTCTTGAGCATCACTTTGACTTAATACTTTTTTCCATTCTAATTTCATATTTTTTTCCTTTTGTTTTGACCATCTAACTGAAGCAGCTTTTCTAGCTATATCAATTCGTTGTTGTTTTGTTAATATTTGCGCTCTTGCTCTACCGCCTTTGATCCCCCCTAATCTTCCTGCTTGTGTTTTTTTTTCATTTTTCATTTTCAATCCTAATTATGCTCAATTTGTTATAGTTTCAATGTATAAGTTCACAACCCCTGCCTATGCGCTATTGCTACGCCTATAAGTCAATCATTTTTAAAGGCAATGCTTTAATAAACTTACCCATTATCTTACATCTTGATAGTTGCTCTTGAGTAAAATCAAGTGGTAAATAGTCTTTATTGTCAGATAAAATCTTATATCCAGCATTTGGAACTTTTTGTAATCTTTTAATAAATAAAGCACCATCTTCATCTGTAAAAATATAAACACCCTCTCCAACATAATCTACACATGTTATATCAATGAATGCTACATCACCTTTATTTATTGTTGGAGTCATACTGTCTGTTGGAACGTTAATCAATTTAATGCCATCAATAACCCTTCTACCTAATAGTTGAGATACTTGATCTTTATCAATGGATATTTCTCTTATCACTTCTGGATAATCTTTATTAATGATCCCGCTATGAGAAGCTGCTGCATAAATATCTAATAAAGGTACTTTAACTGCTTTTTTATCAATCGCTTTAATAGCTTCTTCTAAGTCCATTTTTTCAGGATCTAAAGTATCTGCCATTTGTTTTATTTCTTCTGCTAATCTAGGGCTAAATTTATCAACTGTTATATTCAAGAGTTTTGCGAACTTACTTGCACTATTTACATTTAATGCGTTTGTCCCGTTCAAATAATGACTAACCGCACTCTGATTTACTCCAAGCTCTTCTGACACTTTAGCTTGTGTAAGTTTTAAGTCAGCTTTTCTTAACTCATAAATAGCATTCAAACGTAAGCATTCCTCCTTTTGCTCTTGAGTTAGCTCTCTTTTCTTGTTTTTTTGTTGTTCACTCATGTAATCCTCCATAGTTGCTATTAAGGATATTCCCAACAGTATTAAATGTAAAATTACCGCAAATATTGACATTAACTTTACTAGCGGTAATAATTAATGTTAAAAATAATACTTATAGTGAGGATTTATGAAAAAAACCCCTCTTTCTGACTATGTAAAAGAACATGGTCAAGCAGTAGCAGCTAAAACTATTGGCGTCACTCAAGGTGCAATCAGTAAAGCATTAGATAAAGGCAGAAATATTTTTGTTATTTACGATGAAAAAGGAAACGTAAAAGCAGAAGAGGTACGCCAATTCCCTGCTAAAAACTAATTTACCAACACAAAACAAAAAGAAAACCATAAAAAACGACAGGAAATTATGGCAATGAGAAGAACAATAATTCAAATGATTAATAAAGCCGCAGATATTGCTGGTGGAAAAGATAAAGTTGCTTTTTCCATTGGTTTGACAGAAAGCGAGTTAAACAATCGCATGTATCAGACAAAAGGTCAGCGTTTCAAAGATGAAGAGTTGATCGCAATTCAGCATGAATATGGCTTAACAGACTACATCGATGAACTATGCCGTCAAGCTGGTGGCGTGTTTGTCAAAACTCCGGTTGTTGATGAGCTAGATTCTGTCGAGCTTTCTACAAAACAAGTTCAAGAATTGGCAGTTCGCGGAATGTTATTCAGAGCTTTAGATTCTGCGATGTCAGACGGTGAAATCACATCACAAGAAGAAGATCGCATACGTAAGATTTTACACAAGCATTTAAGTGCGACTTGTTCATCAATTGAATTAGCTATTTCACTTTACAAGAAATAAAAAACCACCGTAGGAGCGGTGGTCTTTAACAAAGTTAAACTACGAAAGGTACTTCCGATGAATCAATTATTAAACATTTCAGAACAAAAAGCAACACTCACAATGAGCAGTCGTGAGATTGCGTCATTAATTAATAAAAATCATAGCGACCTATGTCGTTCAATCGAAAGATTAATGGTAAAGGGCGTAATTAGGGGGTATCAGCCAATGGCTTACACCCATCCTCAAGAACACGGTCACAATTACACACAAACCCGTGTAACAAGCAAAGGGATTGAATATATCGCGTCACGTTATGCTTCGGAGTTGATGTTATGAGTACAACTTTCAGCAAATCTAAGAGATTAAAAATTGCAGAAAAATGTAATTGGCATTGCGCCTATTGTGGATTGAAGCTTTTTCAATGCTGCTCGTGCGAGTGCAATCCCGTTTAAGTTAATTTTTTTCTGTTCTTCTGGAGAGATAAAGCTAGCTTTTTGTGGTAGTGCTAACGCTAACTCTGGCAATTCTTCACCACGTGCTAGTTTGTCTGCGGTTGCTTTCAAGAATGCTTTTGCGTGCTTTCTCAACTCTTCCGCACTCCAGCCGAATTCTTTATTGCGACAATACAGGTCAAAGATGAGATATTGCTCAACGTTGTTTTTGAATTGAAATTCATGCTGATTATCAAAGCCGTGATAGCGTGAATACGCTTTGATTCTCTCAAGTAATTCTTCAAGTGCTGGCATTCCCTGTGCTGCAAGTGCACCGTCGTTACACCAAGCGACAAACTGACCCACACTCGGGAAAAACGGACTTTCAGATTTTCTAGCGCGTTCCACACCAATTCTGATTTGTGCAACGCTTGTAATACGCTCGTTGATGAGGGTTTCAAGCCAGTACTTTTTGGCTTCTTGATACTCTCTATCGCTTGAGAATGCTGACTTCCAAGCTGGGAAAATAGTTTTAAGCCGAGTGAATAAGAAATCGATCGTTTTATTCATTTCTGCCGTCACTTCTGCTCTCACAATTTGCGGGGCTTTGTAGTTTTTATCTGAGCCGATTAAGCCCATTGCGATTTGGTTTGCTGACTTCATCACAGAACCACCTCACAATCGCGATCGACTACTCGAACCTTGCCGTCACCGTCTTGAACAATTACAGAATTTACCGCCCATGAACCGTCATCTTGATAGCTGTCATTTGCTGGCTGACCGCCTTTGAATTGTGCTGGTTGCGTGTATTCATCCTCCCAGCGTGCGTTGTTCAGGTATGTTGTCGGATGTAATTTGTCGAATCCGAATTGACCAAGTGATAAGCGTTTTTGAACATCACAAACAAGCATTTCTGCAAACTCTTGAGGAGCGGATTTTTGCGTTTTTTGAGAATATTTCTTGTAAGCAGACTTGAAGCTTTTCAACGCACCAGATTTATTCAACTTGGCTTTGTAAACTTTCCAGAACACATCAAACGCATTTTCAAGATCGTTTGAGTTTTCCACTTTAGGGGGTAAGGGGGTATTTAATTCATTAATTGGTTCAAAAGAGTTATTGGTTCTGGGTTCAGAATTTGAACCACCCCCTAGTTCAGAATTTGAACCACCTAGTTCAGAATTTGAACCACCCCCTAATTTAATACTTACAGAGCTTGGTTCGAGGATTTTTTTAATGTTCAATCTGTATAAATTTGAGGTGTTTTGCTTTGCTGATAATTTTCTCTTAATAACGACCAATAACCCTAATTGCTCAAGAACTTCTAAAGCTCTTCTAATAGTATTTTTTGACTTAATGTTACATTTATCTTGAATATGCTTAAGTGACGGCCAGCATTCTCCAGTCTCATCATTTGCGCTATCAGCAAGACGGAGTAATACTAGTTTTGTTGCGTGATCTGGAAGATCTAAATCCCAAACATGTCCCAATAATTTAGAACTCAT